CGCTGGTGATTTGAATACTGGTTTGTCAAACCTACTTACTCTTTCAAACAATGGTAACTACTCTGGTTGTTATCTTGTTGCACCAGAGTATCGTGTTGCGGTAAACGTAAGACCTGGAGATTTGCTTCTCATTAACAACCATGAGGTTATGCATGGTAATACTGAGATTGTTTGTCATGACGATGTTGCTGAACGCATTTCTTTGGTATGTTACTTTCGTGAAAAGATGCTTGAGTTGGGTTCAAAGCAGTATGAAGATACTCGTTTCCAATTCGTTGAAGATCGCAGACTAAACAAAGAGCACAAAGAACAACGTGCACTTTGGAATGGCGTAAGTCCAGGAATGTGGGAATCTGAAGAGTGGTATGATTACCTACGTGAGAAGATGGGTGAAGCTGAGTTGTATAAATATCACCCAGAGGCACAGAAGTCTTCGTCACTTGAAGGATTCTTCTGATGTGTTCAGTAGTTGGTGCAGTTATAAAGAACTTCAATGAAGGTCATGCTAACTTACTAAAACAGGTGTTCCTTGAATCTCGTATTCGAGGAATGCATGCCACTGGAATATCATATGTGAAGAATTATACAATTCATACAGAGAAGTTGCCAGTTCCTGCTGATCAGTTTCCATTCCGCTTTATGGACTATGTCAATGAAGATGGGAATCTCTATCTTGTTGGTCACTGCCGTTACAGTACTTCTGATCTTGAGTATAATCAGCCAATTAACAATGATACTATTTCGGTAGTTCACAATGGCGTAATTACTCAAGAACTACCAGAGAACTGGAAAGAAAAGTATGGTTATGATTGTATCACAAAGAATGATACTGAACTAATTCTCAAGTCGCTGGAAGATGCGCAATCACCACTACAACATTGGGCTGATTCATCATTGGCTGTTTGTGAGTTGCATTTCTGTAAGAAAGTAAGATTTTATCGCAACGGTAAACGTCCAATTTACTTTACTTTAATTGAAGGTGGAACTATAATTACTTCTACTGAAGATATTGCTGTTCGTGCTGGCTTGACTCAAACTGCTGAGGTTCCATACAATACATACCTTACAGTTGACGAACACAATGTAATGATGGTGGAAAGAGTAAGTGTAAATAATAAAGACTTACAACAGGTAGACTATGAATATGAAACAATACGAATCTAGTAAATTTACATATGGCATGGAGATAGAGTGGGGAGATGTTCCTCGCTCTTTTTCAATTCCAGAACATCTCGGCACATGGGAATACTCTGAGCGAGATATCATTAATCTAAGAGAGCCGTATCAATACGTTTGTGCGGATCCTCTAGGTGAATCACCTCCAGTTGGTGGTGAGATTAATACAAAGCCAACTAAAACTTGGATGGAACAGGTCGATCGTTATTTCGAAATCCAGAAACTCTTTGAAGACAATGGCACACCACCAACAGTTTGCTCAACATGTCATACACACATACACTGCAGAGTTCCTGGACTTCGAGATGACATTGATGCTTTGAAGCGACTGACCAAATACATTAAAGAGAATCAGCATACTGCCATTGAGCATGTCTATGGTTTCTTTGAGCACAATGAGATGCGTGGTGCCAAAGGTGCTAAGATGTATTTGAAGTTTGATGGTGGTCGTCCGATTCCAGATTACATGACTGATAACATTATCAATCTGGCAACTGACTTCAATTCCTTTATCAAGATGCATGCAGCTGGTAAAGATGGAGTATCAATGGGTCGCCCATTCCGATTCGCCATTAATATGTATGCACTGAAGCACATCGATACAGTTGAGTTCCGATTGTTCCGTGGCTCATTGAAGCGTAATGAAATTGAATCCTGTTTCAAATTTGTTCAAGACTTTCTTCATGCTGCATTGAATGATGGACCAAGTGTTGCTGATTTAATTTCACAAAACAATTATTCATTCCCTCCAATGATTTGGAGTTTACCGCAATTTATCGGCTGGGAGAAAACCAAACACCCAGAAGATCGTGGCGAGAAAGTAAGGACATACGTTGAAGTTGTCTAAGTGTTCAAGAGATAATTTTATCTCAAGTATAGACCAATCAAACCCACTGGATAATTTTGCTCGCACGTTTGTTGCCAAGGCAGATATGCAGGAACAGTGGGATGATTGTTGGGGTGCGTTTGATGACAGCGATAATCTAATGGCTGCAATCATTACTACAATCTCAAAGAGAAAACCAAGTGTTGCTAATCTTCAATTGCTTCACACATTTGCCAAACACAGAGGTAAAGGTGCAGCCAGAATTCTTTGTGATGAATCTCTGCGTCTGGTAAAGAAACAGGGTGCAACATACTTTAGAGTATCTTCTGAGATTGATGCAATTGGATTCTACGAAAAGATTGGATTCAAGTTTTGGGGCAAACAAAAGAGTGGTTGTCAGCTATCAATCTTTCGTATTGAAGGTAATACTTTTGCAGAAGCAGACTATGACTACCATGACACTGTTATCAATAATGCAATTCATAAAAAGGGTAAGGGTGGATGTGTTGAAGTGTTTGAACTCGCAAAGAAACAAAGTCTTGACTTGCAAGACTTTTCGTAGTATAATTATATTATGAACCATAAAGAAAATCCCAGAGAATCATTCATTCGTTGGTACGCATGGTCACTTCAGTATAATGATTGTGACCCAGCAGTGTGGGCAACAAACTATTTGAATAGTCGTTATGAGCATAATGATGAGCAGAGATTATGGTTGTGCTGGCTGTATGGAAATACCTACCATCTTCCAACAGCATGGGTACTAATGAATGAGTTTCCTGACTATGAATTGGCAACAGTTGATAGAATGGAAAAATGGAATTCTGAGAATTATAAACGATTAAGATATCAAACTGATACCAAGTGGAACAAGGGACACCTCCCAGCTATGTTTGCTTCTTATCAAAAATTTATTGGAAACAGAACACAGAGAGAAGCGTTGGAGAGTTATTATGAACAGTCTGAGGAAGCAAGTTTTGACCGATTGTGGGGTGGCGTTAAGTCTAGCCTGCATAAGTTTGGTCGTTACTCCACTTGGTTTTATCTTCAGCATCTTAAGCATACTGCTGGTATCAATATTAATCCTACTAGTCTCATGCTGGACGATTATGATGGCTCTCGTTCTCATCGTAACGGATTGGTTCTCGCCCTCGGCAAAGCTGACGATTATGACAGAAAACTCAATGCAGTGGAGTATGGATTTCTTGAGAGGGAAGCCAGTTCGATTCTTGCGGAAACTAAAGAGAGGTTTCCCCACCTTGTGAGTCAGATTGACTTCTTCACAATGGAAACCTGCCTATGTTCCTTTAAGAAAATCTTTCGTGAACATCATGGACGTTATCTTGGTTACTATCTTGATAGACAGGCAGAAGAAATTATGCAGTGTGAGAAAGATGGTTGGTATGGTATTGAGTGGGAAGTTCTTTGGCAAGCACGAAATGAAACAATTGATTTGCGTTTAGACACTAAGATGGGAATCAATAAAGAGAAGTTTAAGACTTTTGTTAATTCTGGTAATATTGAGAGGATGGATTGGATGTTTAATGATGAACAACAGATTAGTATTGGATTGGAGGCATTCGCATGAGCAACGTAACTTATACAGGAAATGGTACAATGAATGATATGATTACCATTACAGATACTGGAACTGGATTAACTACCGCACCATTAAGTTATGGTACTATAACAATGGGAACTAGTGCAGGCACAATTACTTTTCCAAAATCATCGGTAGAGTATTTACTTGATACCTATGAAATGAATCAGGTAGTGGTTGAGCATAAACTTCAAGAGCATGAGTTAATGAAGTTAAAAGAAGCTGATGTTAATTTTGCCGACCACATCAAAAGTAATCTAACCAAAGTAGCTGCAGGAAAGATTGTTCAGAAGATGTCTTTCACTAAAGCAAAGGATAAAGAACTGGATGTTACTTCTTTCCGTGGCAGGGTATGGGTATTTACTAAAGATGAACTTGAACAACTTATAAAGGATGCTCAGAATGCGTAAAGTTATTGCCGTTGGTGGACAACCAGGAACTGGTAAAACTACTTTGTTCCGTACATTTATTGATAACTACGAGTGGGTCAAGTGTGAGCCGAAGAAGTTACTCAATGCTCTCTATTGCGAGGAGATCGATACCTATATCCTAGGTAAGTATGAAGATGGTGAAACATTCGCTGGAACAGATCGTTTAAGTATGGCTGTTCAACCAGTGGCTCAGGAATTCGTTAAAGAAACGAAACATAATATACTTTTTGAGGGTGACCGAATCTTCAATCAGTCTTTCTTAGAGTTTGTAATGGCTCTCCCAGAAGTAGATCTTCAGGTAGTCTATTTGAAGGTTCCCGAAGATATCCTAAAACAGAGATATCAGGATAGAGGTTCAGACCAGTCCGAGATATTCCTAAAAGGTAGGGCTACTAAATATAATAATCTACTATCAAATTTTGAATTGATGTCCTATATTACTGAGTTTGCAAATACTAACTTAGAGGAGCAGTCGAAGGTTTTGGCTTTTTTGGAAAAACATCTAGCCAAGTAATCTTCCGAGGATTATGAAGTTTGTCCAGAATATCAATTTTGATTTCATCGACTTCCTAGGATTCAAGGATAGACCTTTCCGAGCAAAATTCATACCAGCAAAAATCTGGACTGATTTAGATAGATACCGTAACGACGCCATTGGCTTGAGGAACTACTTCAAGAAATGGCGTTTTCGCATTAATTGGCACTATGAATCTAAACTAACTAAGTACATAGCAGTTGGTGGTGGATATTGGACGGATAAAGAATATTCAGAGTTGGATATTTGGTGTAGTCCAGATACCAGTTATAATCAATATCAGTTCACCGAATCTACTTGGAATCGTTTTAAATATAGAGTTATTCAGGTAGCAATGCATGAGTTGATTCATTGCAAACAGTACTATGGTAAGCCAGAAGAATACTGTGCCACGAAAGTTTACTATAAGAAAACAGGCATAGAGAAGATCGATAACACCAGAGATTATCATGCTGGACGTGACGAGATCGAAGCCCATGCTCACTGCGTTTATCTGGACTTTAAAACAAAGCGACCAACAGTTGACGTAGCCACCCTAATTCGTTATGCAAAAACCTACAAAGTATCAAAGAATCTTTGTGGTATTCAAAAGGTCTTTAGAACAGACCGCAACAACGAGGTTATCCCTCTCCTCCTCCGTAAGATCTTAGTCTGGGAACGTAGATATAACAGAGCTAAAGTATCCTAAATAAGATAGTAATTACTTATTGATGGACTACGAATGGCGACTGCACAGGTAACAGACAAACAGTTAATACCCAACAAGTTTGGGTTTAACGACACTCCTATTGATTTAGCAAAGCTAAACAGCACAATCAGGAGCAGACTAAAACAGATGAATTTATCGAACGCAGCTATCGAGGCATGCACATATATTCTTGATCAATCTGTTGCAGGTAAACAAGAGTTCCCAGCCAAATTCACTGGCTTGACTACTCAAGAATATAACATTATCCTCAAAGACTTCGGAGAGTTGACTGGAGCTGCATATCTGTTAAAGACAGAGCCAAAATATACGCATGTAAAATTCCCAGTAGGTAATGAAAAGTTAATTGACTACATTCTAGTAACAAAGAATGGT